GGTTAGAGTACGCAGTGGAGAGTGTCCCTGAAGATGTTCAGTTAATATTAAGTCAGGGATCAGGTAACTGGCCAGAGAACTTTAATAAGGTTTTGAATATGGCTACTGGCAAGTATATCCGGTGGTTACACGAAGATGATATGCTTACTGAAAATTGTATAGATGATTCTATACGAGCTATTGAAGATCAGGGAGTAGATTTTATTCATGGAAATGCTCTAGAAATTCTTATGAACGCTGGGGCAAAGATACATCGTTACGTTCCCCCGATACAGATTCCAACTAAACAGGATTTGCTGCGCAAGAATGTTATTCACAGTGCCACCCTGATGTACCGGAGGGAAGTGTTCGAAAAAGTGGGGAAAATGAATGAAAACCTGTGGACGGCAGAAGAATTTGAGTTTAATCTACGCTGTCTATCCGCAGGATTGCAGATAGGGTATTGTAATGCTCCTTTAGCTTATTATCGCAGACACCCTGAACAGAAGGTAAGAGTGGTAGCCAAAGGAGATAAAGATAAAGAAAGAGAACTTGTAAGAAACATGTACAGATGAAAGAATATTCCCCAATATTAGTAACAGGAGCTGCTCGCAGTGGATCAGGAATGATCGCTGGTACATTCGTCAAATGCGGGGCTTTTGGAGGCGTAATGACCAACAAGCGTGGCCTTTATGAGAATGATTGTATTCGAGACACTTTGGTGAAGCCGTATTTGGAGAAGGACGGTTCTGATCCTAATGGACAGAGAATCCTTCCCGATACTGGGACTTTATCAATCCCACGGAACTGGCGAGAGGAGGTTGAGAGAGTAATGGTTTCAGAAGGGTACATAAAGGGTCCGTGGATATACAAGGATGCTCGATTGGCTTTAATGTGGCCTGTGTGGCATTACGCCTTTCCAAATGCTAAATGGATAATAGTTCGTCGTAGGACCGGGGACATAATTCAATCCTGCATGAAGACAAACTACATGGACGCTTACTCGACTGAAGAGGGATGGCTTGGCTGGGTACATGAGTATGAAGCCAAATTTATTGAAATGATCAATGAGGGATTGAATGTTAGAGTCCTTTGGCCCGAAAGAATGGTTCACGGGGATTACCAACAGTTGTATGAAACTTTGGATTGGTTAGGATTGAAATGGTCTTCAGATATTTTAAATTTCATAGACCCGTTACTTTGGACGAGTCGTAAAAAAGAAGGGAGGGAATAATGGCAAGGGTAACATATGATGATGTAATGGCGATTATGGATAGTGACTGCGATGTTAGTTCATCCAAAGTTACTGTAATGATAAATGCGGCGAACGCTGTCATTACTAAAGTATTTGAAGATGATACGGTGGTTACTGAAGCGGTGCTGACTGAACTGGAAAGGTGGCTTACGGCACATATGATTGCCTCTACTTTAAACAGGAGCACTAGTAAAGAGCGGTTGGGAGATGCTGAAGTTACCTACACTGGAAAATGGGGGGAGATGTTGAAATCTACTCCATATGGACAGATGGTACTTACGTTAGATTTTACGGGCAGATTAGCAAAGTCCGGTAAGACGGCAGCAACAATATACGCAATTCCAAGCTTTGAGGACTAATGGGTATAGATAAGTTCATAAGTAATAATTTGCCTGAAGTGGCGGTTTACTGGGGTAATCCAGTAAATAATGGTTATGGTAGCTATAACTATGCTACGCCCGTTGAAATAAAATGTCGCTGGGAAGAAATGGTTCAGTACATATACGAGGATGAGGGAGAGAAAATCTTGTCTAGGGCGGTGGTGTATGTTGAAGTAGATTTACAGGAAAAGGGGTTACTATACAGAGGTTCTTTACAGAGTTTAATGGATTCGGGCATAGATAGTGCTGGAGACATAGACTATACTGTGATAGATGGGGTATTTGAAGTCAAACGTTGGGGTAAAACTCCTGCTTTGAATTCGACAACTTCTTTTTTGAGGAAAGCGTACTTAACACCATTCTTAACTTAAGTAATATGCCTAGAGCACCCAAATATAACGTATCCGCAAAAATTGTAGACGTTAAAGTTGAAGGACTTGATAAGGTTATGGCTCGCTTGAAGAAAGAACTTGAAGCGGTAAATACCCGTATTTCTACAAGAGGATTGGTTTTGGTTGCTGAAAAGATACGCAGAGAAACAGAAACGATCTACCCGCTGACTCCTGTAGACATCGGTAACTTGAGAGCTAGTTGGTTTGTGGTAGCCACTATGGTTGGTGAAGTGGAGGATAAATTAGGATATGCTGGAACTTTCAAAAACCGACCTTTTAAAAAGATGCAGTATAAGGCTAGTGAATTACGAGCTAGGCATTCAGCGATTGTGGCGGCTAGTAGAGGGGAAGTATTAAAGACCCGTAATCCTATGATGATTATGGGGTACAGTGCTCCATACGCCTTATACGTTCATGAAATTCTACATAGATTCCCTAATGCGGAGTTTAAAAGAGAGGGAGCTGACTGGAAATGGTTTCAGAAAGCAATAAATCGAAATATAAGAGTTATATTTAACATCATAAAAGATAATGCTCAAATACCATGAATGCTCCAACTGTGGATATAAAGGATTTACTGGTAGCCGAGAGCGATTTGGACTTGACGCTAGGTCGTAATTTATTTATAGGAAAGGATCCAACTACTCCTAGAAAAAGCGTTTCTATGTTTGATAGTTACGGGTATCCTGGTAAATTAGCGTTGAATGATCAAGGGTATGAATATCCTTCCATACAAATCCGGGTGCGGGATACTTCGTACACGGCTGCGTATGATAAAGGCGAGAGTATAAAGAATCTGTTACATGGTCTCAATCATACGACTATTAACGGAACTTTATATACTGTTATTTACTGTTCAAGCGGACCCACTCTCCTTGAATGGGATGATAATGGTAATGTGTTGTTCGTTCTTAATTTTAACCTGCAACGCAGAGTTGCATAAAAAGGAGGTAAAAAATGGCAAGTACTGCAATTGCTGGTGTAGGGACAAAATTTAAGCGGTGGAGCGGCTCTGCATGGGTCGAAATCGCTGAAATCAATTCCATCACCGGGCCAAGCATGTCGAGGGATACAATTGATGTCACCTCGCTTGACTCTACTGGAGGTTACAGGGAATTCATTACGGGCTTCCGTAATGCAGGAACTGTTGTACTCGCAATGAACTTTACTCGTGCTACTTACGAGACTATGCTAAATGACTTTGAAAGCAACACCATTCAGAACTATCAGATCGTTCTCCCGGACGTAGAGAACACTGGTCTTGACTTTGAAGGTCTTGTTTCAGAACTCCCACTCACCATCCCGGCTGATGATAAAGTTACCGCAGATGTTACCATTCAGGTAACCGGTAAGGTTTATCTTAGCTCAGGTGGAAGCACTGGAGTATAAATAAACCATTCCTAATCAAGGAATATTTTTAACAAATTATCAACAATCAAAAACAACTAATCATGGGAATGTTAGACAAAAAAGCACTGCTGACCAAAGAGGTGCTTGAAACCGTAAAAGTGGACCTTGGAAAAGGAGACTTTGTTTATGTTCGTCAGATGACTGGACGTGAACGTGACAAGTTTGAGCAGACGCTCATAAAGGAAAACAAAAACGCAGAAGGTGGGTTTGAAAAAGCTCTGGATGACTTCCGTGCAAAACTTGCTGTATGCACAGTATGTGATGAGAAAGGAAATCTCCTTCTGACTCCAGCCGATGCTTCAACACTCAGCCAGTGTATGAGTGCGGCCCGACTTGAAAAGATCGTAAACAAGGCCCAGGAACTCAACAAAATTACTGAAGAGGATAAGGAGAACTTGGTAAAAAACTCAAGCGGCGACCAAGTCGCCAGTTCGCCTTCCGACTCTGTAGAGAGCTAGGATTTGCCCATCCAGACTACCTATTGGAGTCTATTACGTCAGAGCAACTTGCTGAATGGGAAGCCTTTGATAGAATAGATCCAATAGGAAGTTGGAGGGATGATTATAGAATGTCCGTTCTAGCATCGCTGATTGTAAACATTGTTAGTAAGCTATATGCAAAGAAAGGGCATACCCCCAAGGAAGTTACGCCAATGGACTTTATGCCTAACTGGACTGGGGAGAAGAGAATCGAACGTAAACAGAGCGTGGCTGATATGAAGCAAGTGCTCTATGCAATAGCCTCGGCAGCAAACAAGAAAGAACAGCAGGATAA